GTAATATCATTTGCGCATTTAATCTTATGATGCACTTAGATAAGTTTGTGGAGGAAATGAAAATTATTATCAGAGAGACTAACGAATGACGCTAGACTGGGATCAAGAGGCCGAATGCGAAGCGGTTATTGTCGTTAGCATCAAGGAAATTTTTGACGAAACCCGCCGTATGCTCGATAAACTTGAGATTGATATTGAGCATGAAAACAAAGAAGTGAAAGAGTACGCGCTTTTTACTGCTGCATATTTCATTAAAGCATTGGTTCACTTAAAAGATGAGATGGAACGATTGGACGCCATGAACTAATAAATTTATCAAAATCTAAGGGGCATACTGATTATGGACAATACACAAGTTAAGCTTAACCCTATCCCTATCCACAATATTATCAAAAGCAATCTGGTTCAGCATTCCAATAAAACATTATGTTCCAGTGTCATTAATGAGCTCTCCCTTCAAATTACCGAAACAATCGAATGCTTTTTAAACAAGCAGTTGAAAGGATTTGATTTATCGAGTTAACTGAACTTAGAATATCCCCGCTATCTGGACAAACAGACAGCGGGGAATTGGCGTAAGCCTTTGGCGAGAAAAACAGTTATTTGGTAACTGCTAATCGCATAGAAACTGCACCATATCTGGTGGTGAGCTATTTTTATTATAGCCAATAAGTCTTTTAAAATTCAAATTTTAAATTACTCATCCGCCGGTTAAGGGGTTTAATTAGCTTAATTGGAGAATATTTTGTGAGTATAGATGATGAAGAAATGGACGATATTTGGAATAATCGTCAGCACCTCTATTTGATTCCTGAAAAAATATTGTTTAATTCTGATTTAACAATAAATGATTTAAGAGTATTTTCCGTTTTCCATTCTTTTATCCATTCTATGGATAGCAGTACTCAACAAGTTTTTAATTTCTTAAAAGAAAAAGTTAATCTTAAAGAAGAAACGGCGAGGGAATGCCTTAAAAATTTAATAGAAAAAGGGTGTTTGGCTGAAAATGAAGGTTATATAACGCTGAGTTATTTATATCTCTGGCAATAAGAAATAAAAGGGGCATCCTGCCCCAAGCCTCTTCCGCAAGTCGAGGTTTAATCCAGAAGTACAGAAGTACTATACCAAGGAGTGATTATACCATGTCCACTAAAGAAAACAACAGAACTAATAAAATCCCAGCAAAAACACATAACCCAAAAGCTCATGCCCCAGCCGTTTATATTCCATGCTGGTTAATTCAAATCGCCTCATCTCAATTATCCCATCAAGCCAAGCTTTTATATGGCCGATTGGCACAATGGAGCAGCGCAAAGGGAACGGTTCATAGGTCAACCAATCAGCTATCACAAGAACTTGGGATGCAACAACGGGTTATTGAAAGAGGGCTAAAGGAATTACGGGAGGTTAAATTAATTGAGACTTATCAAACAGAGTGTGGGGGCATTAACCATTATAGATTTTTAGAGCATGACTGGATGAATGAGCCTATTAATAAAAATTTGGAATATAACTCACCCCACTACCCCCCCGACAAAAATGTCGGCACCCCCCCGACAAATGTGTCGGTACCCACCGACAAAAATGTCGGAGCTAAAATAAAAAAAATAAAAAGAAATAAAAAAACTACTACTACTCTCGCGAGAGAGACCGCAAAGAAAAGTAGTAGTAGTGGTTTTGTTATCAATCAAGAGACCGACAAAAAGCTATTAGAGTTACGTAATAAATACTTGCAAGCGGATGAACTTGATAGAACAGATGAGGAATTTCTAAAGCAATGCAGCCATCATTTGGATAACGGGGATAAGAATAAATATAATCTAACAAGACGGGTAAAAGGGCTAGAAACCATTATTAAATCAGGGTTTTTCGAGAAACCCGCCGGCTATGATGAAAAGAAAATCGTTAAATCTACCTTTACGCCAGAGGAAAATGTTTTAATCCAGACGTACGGACATGCTTTAAAAATGGAAAAGCTAGGAATGAAAATACAGGATTTCATTCCAGACCCACAAGAACTTAAAAAGGCTATGGAATTAATGGGAAAGGCACAGCAAAACAAACCCTCTTTTACAAAAAGAATTGGGCAAGCGATTGGATTTAATTAGATTGTAGGCGTATTTGATTCGATTCTAGGCTGATTTTCGGCTATTCTGGGAGATATTCTTTATAGGGATAGGTGTAGGTATGGGTCGCATAAGGAAATCGCATATTTGCCACATAATGGGCTTTCATAACCCCCTGACGATGGTTTGGTGTTTTAAGTGCAGTAACCAACAGGTGAAGCCAGGAAAGAAATGTCAAAAATGCGGTGCAAGGTGTCTCGTGTCATCCCCGAAAAGCTATAAAAAACGATTGGTTGAAATACGCCTCACAGAAGCAACCGATGAAGTCGGCTATCTCCTGTGAGGCGATAAAGTATTAGTCCGTTTTTTGTTTTTCAGCTTCCTTTTTAATTTTCTCGTAGATTTCTTGGCGATGTATGGCTACATCAGCGGGAGCTTCAAACCCTAACCGGATTTGATTACTGTGTGAGCTACAGATGCTAACGCAAATATTGTCACCTATCATGACCTTTTCGCCTACTTTTCTACCTAAAATTAACATAATACCTTCCTCCTTTGTTGTTGAAAAAACCGCGTAATATACCCTATACTTTCAAATAAGAACTAAGCTTTTTTATAAAGTTGGGGTTGTTAGCACTGTTAAAGCGCTTTATTTTCTTACTATCAATGATGCTGATGACCAGTTCATTATCATTTTTGTAAACATTCATGGCGATAAAACAAGGTCGTCTCCTTTTGTCTAAAAATTTCCATAAAATAGGCATGATGGTTTGTGTGTAATCCATAACCATGCTATTCATTGGATTTATCAAGTTGTTCGTAGCAATATGCCTCATAGTCCATATCTCCTTTGGTTTCTATTACTCGTTCACATTCAGGGCATCTCCCACAATGCCCCGTACACTCTTCCAGCTCCCATCCCTCCATACTGCCTTTATAGATCATCTTTATAGCTCCAATTTTTTTAGGGAATCATAAAAGTTATCTATTGTTTCTCTAATTAACTTATAAGTGCGTATGTCTTGTTCGTTGAGTAATTCTTCATATATTTCCCCAATTTTCCCATACATCTTTTCAATGTAGGGTATAATAGGGGGGATTGTCTTCTCTCCCACTTCAAAAGAGCTATCCCCGCAACAAGTACAGCTTGTTACTACGACGGGGTATGTAAAATATTCACTCTTTCCAGAAGAGTGATTTCCCTCATCATCAGTACGCGCGCTACACATTTTAAAGGTCTGGCTATTGCACCGCTCACAAGAAATTTTGCTCCCTTTTTCAATGATTTCGTTTAATTGTGTTTGGTTTAGGTTCATTCGATTTCCCCTATTAATCCGTTGTTTTTTGAGTCGTAGTACCAGGAGTCGGCTACATATTGGCACTTATCGCAAACTACTTGACGAAGCATATCGTAGGCTTTTTCCTCTATTTCAACGTGCTTTACTTCTAAATGTTGGTCATGAAAGGAAGCGGATGTTTTTTTGCATCCACCATTTTTATTGCATTTTCGGCAAATTATTTTCATAGTGTTTTTTCCTCTATAATTGGTCATACCTACTTAAAGAACGTAGCATAATATAGTTTTGTCAACGTGTCAACAAATTATTTGAATTATTTTTATAAAGGGAGTTTATAGTCTATGAAAGGCGCAACAATTCGGTGTGTGAGATGTAAAGGACGTAAGAAGATATTTAAGGTAAATGGAATTTATAGCTATACAAATACGGGGGGCGTTGAAATACAATGTCCTCTGTGTCTTGGGAATGGCTTTACAAAGTCGCTTGAAGAAGCGATAGAGGAAATCAAGAAAGAAAACACCAAACACAAACCCGATAAAATAAAGCAAAGGGATTTAAAGGATGGAGAAAAACCAAGGGAACTTACCGAGCAAACTTAAAGTTGGTCGGCCGTCGGATTATACAAAGGAAAAAGGCGATTTGATTTGTCAAAGGGTCGCAACGCATGATTGTGGTCTTCCAAAGCTTTGCGCAATGTATAATGACATGCCTAGCGAAATGGCTATACAAAGATGGCGATATGAAAACCTAGAGTTTCGTTTGAAATACGCGCAGGCCAAGATGTTACAGGCTGATTTGTTGGCTGAACAATGTTTGCAAATTGCCGATGAATCAACACCTGAAAATGTGGCAGTTGATAGGTTGAGAGTAGATTCTAGGAAGTGGCTCGCGTCCAAGTTATTGCCTAAACAATACGGTGATAAATTGTTGCTTGAACAAAAGACGGAAGAAAACGAGCAGTTAAAACTAGAGCTTTTAACCCTTAGATCAAAACTGGATGAAGCGAACAAGAGAGAGTTTTAATGGAAACACTTGAAGAAGTGAGAATAAGGCATACGAAAGAAATGATTAAGGGTTATCAAAATCGTATTAAGGAGCTAGAAGAATATCTTTATTTAAAACAATTTGAAAAACCAATGTCAGAAGAGGATAGAGAAAAATTAAGCTATTCCTACAGAGAGAGTCTTAATGACAGAAATTAATACAATCGACTGGAGAGAGCACGAAAGGAAAGTTATTGATTTATTTATGGCATTACGGCTTATGCTTATGTATTTAGAGGAATCTTGCTTAGGCGATCCGATTAATACGCACTCATTATTTGAAAAAGGGAATGATATTTTTAATGAATACCATCACATCTATAGTGCCTGTATAAAAGAAGGAATCAAACGCGCTGAGAAAGAAGGCACTCAATCGGAATGGCAAAAAATGAATAGAGAGAGATTAAAAAAGATTAGGGATACCACCGATGAAACTTAATCAACTTTATAACAAAATTGCGTCACATGGGCATAGAATGCCGTAGTTTGGGCAAAATAGGTAGTTATGTCTCATGGGAAATTAAAGCTGTGTTGGTATAATACAGCAAATTCATGTCTTTAAAGTCTTGATGTCTTGATTGTTCGCCATGATGCGCAAGACATCAAGACATGTAAGACTTCAATATAGCAATTTATTACAAAGAACTTAGAGAGAAATTACTTAAAGAAGACTTAGACGACTTCTTGCAAAAATATTCTGATTTTATGGACGAACAAATAAACGCTCTTACTGCTCTACAGCATTTTACCCAAACACAACAATATATTATTTGCTCTATCATTGACGAATGGTATTTGGAATTTGATAAACAAATGATAGTAAATGATGACGGCTCAAAAGTTCATAGGTTAGGATATGCAAAAGAGAAATTGAAAGAGCGTTTATGCGGGTTTACAAGCGAAATAAAGTTTGAGGGCAGTGAAGATGAGTGAATTAAAAGACAATAACCTAGAAAAGCCTTATTATCCGGTTAACTTAGATAAAAGACTAATCCCGCTTATCATTGAGATTTTCGGGGAAGAGGTTGAGAAAATAGACTATGCTGACGGCTCTATAGCAATAATTTTGAAAGAAAACGAGGGTACTTTACCGACTATTTTAAAAATAGGATATGACAATGGATAATGACCTAGAAATCTTCCGACGAAGACAGGAAAGGAAGAAGAAAAAGAAAGTATACCCAGAGCCTCAAGCTGTCTTTATTGCAAAAGGCAAAAGCAATGAAGCCGAAGTCTTTTTAACAGATGGCGAAAAGGCTGAATGTATCTCAACTCCAATACTATGCAGCCCTAAGCCTGAGCCAAGATACGATGAGGTTTATTATAAAGGATTGGAAGAATTCAAATGAGCGAAGAACAAAAAAATAAATGGGAAGACTTAATCGCTAAAATAGATAAAGCAGAGCAGGACGACCCTATCCATGAAGAATTAAGAGAGGACATAATAGAGTTTCTTAATAATCAGCTTCTCAAAGATATTCCAAAGGTAAATAAATCTTAGCCCATGTGCCCTTTATTTTGATATTAATATAGTTTTTGTTTGGTATCTCTATGGCTTCAATGAACTTATGACCGTCACAAATAACCGTTACGGGATAAACTTCTTTTTTTGACACGACCGTTACGCGATCGGCATTAGGAATTATCCAGTTATCTTTCATATATACCTATGTGTGCAATAAGTAGAAATGATAATACGAAGCTTAAAGAAGTGGCAAAAGAAAGCCAGTTGATAGTTTTTTCTAATCTGTAGAGTTTTGTGGCCACCGCAACACTGTATTTTATATAATGTTTCTCTAAGTCACCCACTCTTTCTTTTAGATTTTCTATTTCAGACACAATGCACCACCTTTTTAATGGGAGAAGAACCAATATCAACTCCACGATGTCTTAGATAACGATAGAAGGTAGATAATCCAATACCTAATTGCGAACAAATAGTACGGATGGAAAGGCTTTTGTCTTTATATAAGCTTTCCGCTATTTTGGCTTTATCTATTGCGTTCCCTGAAAGACCTTTGGGTCTACCGCCTAATTTCCCTCGTGCTCTCGCTGCCTTTACGCCCGCATTGACTCTTTCAACTATCATCCCTCGTTCAAACTCAGCAAGCATGCCAAAAAAATTAAAGAAGAGCATTCCTTGAGGCGTAGTCGTATCAAGACTTTCATTAAGGCTAATAAAAGAAGTTCCCATCTTGTTTAATTCTTCGACGATTTGGCGTAAGTGCATTAGATTTCTTCCGAGCCTATCTAGTTTCCAAATGATTAAGGTATCCCCTTCTCTGATGTTCTTCATTAAGTCATCAAGGACAAGGCGCGCTGTCTTTGCGCCGCTGGCTACCTCTTGATAGATTTTCTCACATCCTGCGGCTTTTAATGCGTCTACTTGTAGCTGTAAAGATTGATCACGGGTAGAGATTCTAGCGTATCCTATTTTCATATTTGCCTATTATGTCGGTTGTCGATTCGCTTAACTTCTTTCTTAATAATGGTTTGAAATTCTTGGTCGCTCATTTCACCGGCTACCATTCCGCGCATTAGTAACTTATCCTCCTCTTGGGAAGCTAAAATAATTATTAGTAGCTCTTTCATATCAATGCGTTCTATTTCGGGAAAACCATATTCCTCTATAAAAACGTCCATATAAATTTTGTCGCAGTCAAAGTCCTTTAGTTCCTGAATAATATCTGTCAAAGGCTTGTTGTGTTTTTTCCACTCTTCCCACTCCTCACCATAGAGGTAGATGTAACCAATTTTCATAAGCCTAACTTCTTCAATTCATTTATGAAGTTATCAATCATTTTTTTTCTAACTCGCCAAGAAGCAAAGAAAGGCTGTTTATGTAAGAAGTGGTCATATAAAAGAAATTCGAGTTGATGCTCGCTCACTTTGAAAACATGGCTAGATATTTTTAAACTTTTTGGAGGATTTTTCATATATTGTTCTCATTTACTTCAATAATATATTTATTGGTAATTTGATTAATGGGTTGAGTTAACGGTAACACAATAAAATATTATGGCAAGAAAATATTAACTTTTCTTTTATTCCTACAAAGAGGTGTTTTATGAAAACGCTAGGACGAAGTTTTAATGATTGAAAAAACTTCGTCCTGTGACATTCTGACTATTTTAGTGTTAGGCGATAAAACGGTCAGTCGGTGGCAATTTGTCACCGACTCAGGACATCAGGACATGAAAATAGGAATATTCCAAAATTTCGGTGACGATCGTGTTATTCGTGGCGCTCTAAAAAACATTTTCGGTTATGACTTAGCCGATTTCGGCCACCGAGTGGCAAATATGTGATATAATAAAGAAAAGGAATTTATCCGAAATTAAACAATGTGGAGATTCCTTATAATGAGTATGCCCGCCTTCGATACCTTAAAATATACTAAACACTTAGAAGATTCTGGCGTTGAACGTAAGCAAGCCGAGGCGTTCGCTAAGGCACAAATGGAATCCCTTAGTGAATTGATGAAAGAAAAGCTTGCGACTAAAGAAGATTTAATAAAATTGGCTACTAAGGAAGATTTAAAAGAAGAGATTAAGGCGTTGAGGTCAGAGATGCGGTGGCTATTTAGTATTAGTACTGCCGTTTTAATGACTATCATGGCAATTTTTAAATTCTTACACTAAATCTAATTCCCTCGATTTCGAGGGTTTTAATATTGAGGTCGTGACAATTTGTCACGGGTTCAGTTGTCGACAATTTGTCACCGACTGAACAAAGGGGGGGTGACAATTTGCCACCACCCTTTAAGGATGGCAGTCTTCCCATTCCCCAAAGCAATAGCCGTCGATTATGGATAGCGTCTCTTCAATGGAGTAGCACACAGCCGTAAAATAACCATGTACGGCCATATCGCTTAAAAAGTCTTTTTGCTCTCTGGTTAAATAACCGTCTTTGCTTTTAAGCTCAATCCACGCTCCACCATAACCATGTCGTTGCATGGCAATGAATAAATCAGAAACGCCAGCACGCATACCCATATCTTTAAGACATTTCCCGTATTGGGTGGTTCGTTTGCCCTCATTGGGAAAATGCAGAATAAGCCCGCGCAGGGTTGGATGAACTCTCACCCATTGCATGACAGCTTTTTGTATGGCGGTTTCTGAAATCGCGCCCGACTTAAGGGATCGGGTCGTTGACACGGTTGATCCATCCTTGAAGAAACACATATAACGAGGGGTTGTTCTCTGCCAAGTTATAATAAAATTCCTTTGCGTATTTATTGATAGTGGCTATGAGGTTATCTTCATTGAGTTTTGTATATGCGTTAATAGCGAAAAGGCTTTTACTGCCGAGTATGCCATCTCTTGATAGTCGATAACCCAATGAATTAGCGGCACTCTGTACGATTTTATGTGCTTGCTTTGCGCCCATGTTAATAGATAAGGAAAATATTTTGGCTGCGATCCGTGCTGAGGAAATGTCTTCATAAAAGTATCTATCCCACCAATGCTCTTTGTATATAGCCTTGGCGTCTTCTCTCGTTAGCGCGAGGATATCATTGATATCAATATCGCCATCCAAATTAATGTCCATTCTGGCAGCTTTTAAGAATCTTAAGCTAATCCCGTACATAGTTGCGCCGCCGGCGTCATTCTTATTTTCAGAAAATCCACCCTCATGACGCAAAACGACTTTAACGGCTGATAAAAATTTCTCTTCACTCATAACACTATCCCTAGATGTGATTTGTAAAATTATTCTTACATAGTATAAAAAAAGCTATCCTCCTCGGTTTTAAGAGGATAGCTTTTTTATCTTAACAGAAAAGCCTATGAATAGAACTTAATCTCAGCATAAGCACCATCAAAGCTTGCATCAGATAAGCCGCCTACAAGACCACTATTAAAGGTATGGAAATAGTTAGTGGTTTGATAGCCAACTTCAACGGAAAAGGCTGATTTGCTATCGCCAAGCACAGGATACGTGTAATCAACACCCAATTTAGCCTCAACCTCCGGTATGAGCCTATTCATACTATCGGATATCGTAGTGGTAGTATTGATAAGCTTATCATTCACTGTACCGACTAAAAGCGCAGTATTCAAATGCGTATCAAAACCAAAACCATTGTCGCCTAGCTGATACCTTGCGTCTATGCCCATTGTTGGACCAAAACCATGAAAGAGGCTCGTTAAGGATTGTTCGGCCGTTGGCGTGCTCGTATCTAAGGTATAGTTTAAATGAGCATAACGAATACCCGAAAATAACCGCACATCAAATACGCCGGTCGTTAGGCGTTGGCCTATTTGTACATTGGCAGCGTCTAAGTTCACCGTTTCTTTATCGCCACTTCTAAGGTAAGTATAGTCTACTGATAAGTCATTGCCGGTATAAGGAAAGAGGTAGCCTATTTGCGCATACCCGCCAAAATCATAAATAGAATCATTCACATCATTTACGGAATTTTTACGAAGATATAAAGGATCAATCGCTACTTTAAAACCACCGTGTTGGCTGGGTACATAGAGCGTACTGTCAGCGAAAGCCGGAGTACTTAAACCTAGTGCCATTAATGCAATGGATAAACGTTTCATAGATCGCATAATTACATCTCCTCTTAGTTTAGATTAAATTTAAAACGACAGCGGGTAACCTATCAGGAATGAGTCTGGGCTGTCAAAATTTGAGGGGATTTATCCACAAAATCTGTTAATAAAGGTGTGTATAATGTTGATATAATACTGGTTTTACAGCAATATTTCGGCATTTTCTTTAGATTGCGTAATTTATACGCAAGGTAGCATTTATGGTTATAGGAGCAAGGGTTACACCCTCACTTATAAAATGGGCACGCGAGCATGCCTCATTAACACTTGATGAGGCAGCCAAAAAAATAGAAGTGACACTTGAGAGGTTAGCAGAATGGGAAAAGGGAAAGTCATATCCTACATTTGATGAGCTTTTAAACTTATCAGACGTTTACCAGATTCCGGTAGCGATGTTTTATTTATCTGAATTGCCGGACTTGCCTTTACTCAAAAGAGATAAGACCGCCAAAGAAGCGTTTGAGTATCTAAAATCCAAAGGGTTTACAGCGGATCACTACCGATATGAACTAGAAAAAGATGGGATAGCTTAACTCTCGTACAAATCCCATAGATTTTGATGGACAACCCTTTCAAATTCTTGGCCGAGTGATTCTTGCTCGTTTAGTAGTTTGGAATAAAACCCATTGATGATTTTGCATTCCTTTGGTGGGGGTTCTGGATTCATCGAGAAATTTTCAGAAAACCACTCAGATTCTGAGGCGGTGTGCGACTGCATGATGATCATGATAAAGCCAATAATTAACAACATATAGGCAGCCACCACATAAAGTATAGGGGAACAAAAAAGAGCGAGTAGCTTTTTGAGTAACTTTTTACAGTTCATTGTTGGCGTCCTATCCTAACGTAACTTATCCCCCCATCTATGGGAATGGGGGGAGTTGTTACTAACTTGGGGAAGTTAATCGTTATTGAGGAGGCGTACAGCCTTCCTCTTTGTCAAGCTTGTTATATAAGTCAGTGGCTTCATTTAATCTGCCGACCAGAGCATTATGCGCGGATGTGGCATTGTCTAGGTCTACGCGGATGCGTTGATGATTTTCCAAACTACAGGCAACTTCTTTGGTTAACTCTTGAACTCTGATGGCTTGAATATCTTTTGTCATTATTTATTCCTTTAAAAAGTCGGTTAAACGAGATTGACCATATTACTGATTTCAGTAATATGGTCGCCCTGTTAGAATTATGCCACAGTTTGAGAGAATTTCAGCATAATGCCGTAAAAATCATACTCAGAAGCGGCGGCATTATCGACAGTGACTTCAATAATATATTTGCTGTTGGCCGTAATATCAAATGCTGGTGCAGTCACGGTCGCAGTTGTCACATAGGGGTTTGCCTGTGTAGCCGTTGCGAGCGTTGCGGTAATGGCAATAGACGTTACAGAAACCGCTACGTTATCAGCATAAGCGATTCTATCTAATGTAACGCTGTGTGCATCAAGGGCATTGGCAGCAATCGCATAAATCACCTCAAATGTATCCAGCCTAAACCCTTTAGCGGCAGCCGTTCTAATTATCGGCGTAATATCAATGCCGATAATAGAGGTTTCATCGGCTGGGGTATGACGTGATACATAGTTACCTTGCGCAATACGCGTAACTGTCCAAGTGCCTGTGCCAAACGTTAATACCTCGCTAATGCCAACAAACTCTTGCACAGCTAAGATATTAGCGGCTCCGGTATCCAGCAAGAAATTAGCCGTAGCTGCTGCGGGGTCTGGGATAGAGATAACCGATGATTGACCCATGATGCTATTACGAATAGTCGTATTAAAAGCACCGCCCGCGTTAAGCGCAGAGATAATCAAGCTACCGTTTGCGGCAGTTGCAGGAAATGATATTAACGTACCCGCGGCTCCACTTGAGCCCGCTGTAAGGTTTCCGGCAGCGACAGCAAGAGAACCTGTATTAATGGTCTGAACGGTGGCATTGTCGCTTAACAAGAAGTTGCTCGCCAATTGTCCGCCGTCTGGAATCGTATAGGTACGTGCGGCAGCTTGTGACGCATTGGTTATCGTAGTAACAGTATCACCCGCGTTATTAGCCGCAACTAAACGCAAACTACCGCTTGCTGCGGTGGCGGGAAAGCTAGCGAGATAACCCGCAGTGCCAGATAAACCCGCTTGAATATTGCCGCCATTTATCGCGGTTGCGGCATCTTCGGACAATGTACCCGTGACGTTTGTATAGGTTGCAATGTGGTTTGCTATCGTTGGCAAAACAACGCTTCCGGGGGAACCGGCTGAAACGAGCGACCAGTCTTGACCAGACTTTGACACTTCAAGCCATGCAACTTGCGTTGAGGCGGCATTTGGCGATGTCTTTGTTGTAACGAGTGCCATGTCTGCTTCCGATAACGGAATATTAAATTTTTGTACTAATCCGTTCAAGTAACCCGCGGTTGTGACTTCAACCAACGTATCATTGGTTAAAATGTAAATAATGGCTGGGAAAACTCCCGCTTGTCCGACTTGATTTACGCTTGCGTTTAAAATTGGCATGATATATTCCCTTATGTTGATTGATTAATTTTTGTCCTAACTGTATTCGTAAATAATGACGATACCAGAGCCGCCATTGCCTCCGGCTGCATTAGCACCTGTAGTGCCGCTATTATAATAAGCAGATGACGATCCGCCCGCTCCACTATTGGCAGCGGCATTAATGCCGGCTACCGCGGGAGTAGCCCCTCCTGCCGATCTAACGGATTTTGCCCCTCCGGCAAAGACGCTATTCCCTCCGTAAGCCGATATGGGGGGAGGAACAAGAGTGATTATATTCCCACCTACTCCGCCTTCAAATGTTATATCGCCTGTACCTATTATGCCTCCTGCTCCGCCAAGCCTTTCTGTGCCTGATATTCCGACAAGGCCTCCCGTACCGCCTTTACCAATGACAATAGACCCTACCGAGGTATCGCCGCCATTTCCGCCAGCGGCATTAGCACCACCCGCACCCGCTGCGCCAATCGTTACTGCTTGACTTGCGCCAATGGTCGCCGCCGTTACATAAGACTGTGAAAAACCGCCGGAACCGCCGCCGGAACCAGAGGCCGTATTTCCAACGCCTGATGTTGGCGTGCCACCTCCCGCGCCACCACCGCCTACACATTGAATAACACAATGTGCCATGCCTGCGGTTGGCGTATAAGTTCCGCTCGCTTTGAAAACTTGAATAGCAATCAAGCTACCAAATCCGGGGCTACCCGCCGGAACTGCCCACGTGCCGTCGCCTCTCCAAAAAGTTGTTGCCGAAGCACTCGTGCCACTGTTTAAGTTAGTGACGGGTAGATTGCCAGTAACCCCGGTGGTCAAAGGAAGACCCGTACAATTTGTGAGTAATCCGCTAGCGGGTGTTCCTAACGCCGGTGTTACTAAACTCGGCGATGTTGACCCCACAAAGTTACCGGTTCCTGTTTGTCCGCTTAAACTTGTATTGACTGCATTATTTGTAGCCATGTTATCTCCCTATGCGACAGTGATATTTCCTTGAGGGGCTGATCCTACTTGCCACTCGGTATTTGCAACGGTACAAATGATATAAAGCGAATCTTTCGCGTTTGTGGAGGCTAAAGAACCTGCAACGCTTGTGGTACTCGAACCTAAAACGATTGTTTGACCCGCTCCGCACTGAATTAACCAGCCACCTGCGCCTTTGCCTATGACATCAATTTCATCACCTACAGCACTCGTCGCTGGCAGTGTTAATGTAACAAGCCCCGCGTTATTGGCAATATAGCCATTGTTAGATAGCATTGCCTGTGAAGTACCGGTGACGACTGTCCAGCTAAAACCCGCTAAGCCTGTCGCTGCAATCGTAATCGAACCTGCGGCATTGACGATGGAGATATTAGCCCCAGCGGTAAGCGTTGCCGCCACAGGAGTTGCACCGGTTGATCCGATAATGATTTGCCCGTTGGTTAAAGAACTTGACCATACAGGCACGCCCGTTGAGTTAGTGAGGAGTACCGCGCTATTGGCTGTCGCTAATCCCGTTATTGTGTTAGCAGCACTGCTATAAAGTAACTGGTTTATTGTTGTGGTAGCGGGATAGATGGCCGTTGACCAAGCCAGCCCTGTTGCGGCTACCGAGTTAACTTGTAAGATTTGACCGTTAATTGTGCCAACAGGCAACCTATCATCAACAGTAGAAAAAGTATAAATATCACCTTTCGTAGTTACAGGGCTTGGATTAGAGACAGTATCAACATAATTTTTAGTTGCCGCATCTTGAGGATTAACAGGGTCGAGTAGATTAATAATAAAATTACTATTTAGGTCAAGAGATGCCGATTGATCTAATAAAGTAAGTGTTCCAATCTGTACGTCAAAAGGACCAATTGAGAGCGCAGGGTCTAACGTTTGAGCAGTACCTGATAAAGGACTAATTGCAGTAGCTCCCACAAATCCCGTACCTTCTATATAAAAACCAGAAGCCGCGTTGCTAATAATAGTGCTAAATAATATGACTGAAAAACATCCGGCACCAATATTCATAAATGGCAATGTGCCAACCGCTTGGGAAACTGAATTGTTAAAACTAACTTGGGATGTTCCAGTTATCACAAAAGAATCAGTAACAAAACTTGAAAGAAAAACTAAAAGACTGCTTCCAGAAACAGTTGAGGGTGTATCAGTAGTCGTTGTAAAACCTGCAATAAATCTAATGCTACCGCCCGTAATATTAAAAATAATTTGTCCAGCAGATGAAACTAATTTACATAAAGATAGCGTGATATCCGCGTTTGTATTCAAACATTCAAAAGCAGTTCCAGTAATGCCTGAAAAATTGCTTGAAGAAAAATTAACCGTACAAGCATTTGCCCCTTGTATGGAAAAAGCAGAATTAACATTAACAGAAGATTCCCAAGTAAGTCCTCTTGATGAGAATATCCCGCCCGGTGCTGTAGATGTATAAACGGCATTTCCTATTACGCGGGTTGATGCCTCAGCCCCTGCTGCTGATACATTAACAAAATCATGTATAATTAAATTTTCTGTATAATCTCCAGATGTAACGATAACATTTAAAATATTAGAAGCAGAAGCACCATCAGCCACCGCTTGATCTATCGCTGATTGAATAGTGGTAAAAATACTGTTTGGTCCAACAACATAGGGCGAAGCTGGAGCCGTCCATACTGGAGTTAATCCAGCACCCCTGCCTGTTAAAACATATCCTAAATTACCAATTCCTGCGTTTTGAAGTGCACTCGTAGTTGTCGTTCCGCCAAGCAAAACTCCAAAAGCTGTTGTGGAAGACACGCCTGTTCCACCATTCCCTACTGTTAAAGGAGCCGTTAAAGTTAAAGCTGCAAAAGTGGGTGAACTTGTGGAGGCGATATCTTGCGGTGTCGTTAAAGTGACATTGCCCGTTTGCATCGAACCGCTTGTACCGTTGGCGAGAACTTGATTTGCCGTACCAATAATAGCGGTTGCAACGCTAGAACCGGTAAAGGCAAGATTGCCGCTACCGTCTGTGAACAAAAACGTATTCGGCGCACCATCTGATGTCGGCCAACGTAAGCCATCTAAAATCAAAGCGCCTGTTCCGGGGGGATCTATTGAAATATCAGCATTTGCATCACCCACCGCGGTTAATATAGCGGGAGTTGTCGTTAAACCACTGATTAACTTTAGATGATTAACGGCGAGCGCACCCGCCGTCGCATACTCAAAAAGATAGTTTCCGCTGCTGTCTTTAATGCCAAGCCCCGGAAAATCAAATTTGAAATTCTTTGTAGGGTCACTGGGGCGAAGTCCAACCGGCACATCGCCGACCATCATTTCGCTGCCATCGTCAAATTGAGAAAATTTTATATCGGCCATCCTATGGCTCCTTAATCCCTAAAGATTAGTTGTTGGTTCCTACTGCATAAAGTACGACGCTAATATCAGTACCGGCCGTCGCTGTAAAAAAATGGAGTACATCACCTGATTTAACTTCACGACATAAAGTAGAGTTATCATTGACTAATTCGGATGTAGTAGCGGCAAACGTACCGCCAGCAGGAACCGCGGCTGTGGCATTTAAAGCCACCCATACCAATCCGTTGTTTTCAACTTTAATCAGGGCTTTGTAACGCTGCGCTTGCCCCGGAATGGTTAAAGTAGTATCGGTCGTTGCAGCTAAACTCGCACTAAATTTTAATTTAGAAAAAAGAAGACCAAAATCATCTACTGGCTGTTGTGAGGTGTAAGGTGTGATCATAATAATCCCTTTATTGATGAGTTAAACAATGCCGAGTCTTGCATCTGCTACGAAGTGAAAAGATGCGATACCTTCTGAAAAAGTATCATTAGCAGTAGGCCCTCCGTTTCCTGGCCCAGCGGATAGGGTGACTGTTCTATTAACTGGCAAGAAAGCAAACCCAGCATCACCACTATTAGCGATAGTCCAGTTACCGGCAACCACCACATTCACGCTATTAAGTGCTGTTGCGGCGTAATAAACATTAAGACGGACATTCGCAATCGTGCCATTTGTGGAATAAATAGAAGGCGTAACGGGAATGCGTTTTTTACCCTTATAGCGAGCGGCTAAAAATCTCGGATAACAGTCAGAAGACGCAATCTGAACAACTGGTTCTTGAGCACATAAAATAGCCCCGTTAGTGGACGAAGCACCCGCAAATATCCCTATATCGTAGCTGGTTTCATAATAGTATTCGCACTTTCTGATGACTTCATCAAAACTCTCTGGCGCGGCTCTTGCTGGAATGTCACTCGGTATTAATGATATGGAATTTATCGTAATTTGTGTTGAGGCATCGGCATACGCGAACGTTACAACAATGGCGAATTTGTCTGTGTTACCGATCTGTGTACTATCGACTAACTCCCATCCAGTGAATCCCATATCATTAACAGCATCATTAATAGCTGCATTAGTGGCTAATAAAGGCAATATGGCTGTTGCCGTATCAAGACCGCTTCGCGGTATTTCTGTCCATCCCGCAGCGGCAACGGTAAATACGCCACTGGTCGCGACGGTTCCTATTGAAAGCGGCAATACGGGAATAGTCGAGGTTGACGGTGCTCTGAATAAATAGACACGCATTGTCACGTCATCGGATACGCTATTCCTATATCCAAATATATTTACGGAAAGCGGTGTTCCTAATATCTTTCTGGCATCATTACCGGATAAATATTGCATGATATAAAAGGCATCATTCGTACCCGCGGTAGTGAATCTTAAACCAGAGGTAGCACTATTTCTATCAAATGCCACATTTCCGCTTGCTCCACGTAGAGCAATCGTTTGATCGCAAATGTACCCCGCCGTTGCCGCAATATTGCCGGAAGCTGCAAACTGAAAAGGGTTTAACGTAAAATCCCATGCCGTTAGAATGCTAGGTGTCGGACGACTATTTAAGCGAGGAATATAGTAATCCCCCATAAAGGCCTGTTCGCGATTTGATGAATTTAAGTCATATTGTAAGAAATCCGCGCCGGCTGCATTTAAGGTAGGTACTACCTGAATGCTGCTGATCCTTACATGCGATGAAGGA